CAGCAACCAAGATCATGATGTTCTGGTAATCGGTATTGTCGTCTGCCATCGGCACAAACGACAGCACGCCATTGATGTCGACTTGGATGGTGCTCGGTTCTTGGCCGAAGATGCCGCTAACGTATTTTGCGTTCGTGTATTGAGGCATCTTACAACTCCGCAGAAGCAGACCAAGTGAAACCGAAAGCAGAATCGCCGCCAGTGTTTGCGATGGCAGACGCCATGAAACTTGAAATGCTGGTGGTGTTGATCGCTGGAGTATTGAAACCAACGCGATAGTTATTGAGGATCAAAACGGTCGGAGATGCCCGCTTGGCAACCTGGAAAGGTCTGGTGCCAAAATACAGAGCTCCGTTCGTGGTGATGCCGTTCCAGGAGAAAGCAACATAACCTGCCGGGCCATTCGTCAGAAGATCCTGCTCGTAGTAGCGCTGGCAGAGGAGGAATTCTTGGCCTTGCGGGCGGCGCTCAAACGGCGTCGCAATCGTGCCCGCTTCAACTTGAACATTGCCAATAGTCCAAGTGCCACTGGTCTGCGCCCCCACACTAAGCTGCAACTGCAAGCCCGTCGTCGCGCCCGCAGGCAACAAAACCTGCACACTGTAGCGCGTCACCGTAGACGACACCGTAAACGTGCCCGACGAGATCGATGTCGTCGCCGAGAAGGTGTCAGCCGTGTTCGCATACGACAAAGCCCAACTGACAGACGTCAGCAGGCTGTTTGCCAAGTCCACCGAGATTGTGATCGTCGATCCCGCCAGGTCGTAGCTGTTTAGCTGCTCGATCCGCTGGGTGAAATTGATCGCAGTGACGCTTGCCGCACCGGTGAATTGGTAGCGATACTGGGTCGATCCAGATCCAGCCACACGCTGACCGGTGACGTTGGCCCCGGTGCAGGACGCCAACCACCGATCCACCGTGTAAGCCGCCGCCGCGGTCGTGATCGTTTGGGCAGCACCCGCATTCCGCTGATCGATCGCCATCGCACCATTGATGATGCGGTTGCGAAGGAACGAAGACCCCATCTGCACCACGCCGGCAATCGACAGGTTGTTGTTTGCATCCAGGGTCGGCACCCCAGACACACCCGTGATTGTGCCGCCAGTGATCGTCACCGAGGTTAGCGGTGTCGTGCCACTACCAATGCCGTTCAAGGCTGTCGTCAGCGTCGAGAAGTTGCTGTCCAAGTAGGATAGCGGGATCGACGTGGTAGAAGCCGCAAACGTATAGGGAATCGATATCGGAAGCGTCGTCATCAGAACCTCGCACGCATTTCGTGTTCCATCTCCAGCGTGTTCACAACAAACCCACCAGAATTGGAAGACAGGCTAATCCCCAGGTATTTACCCCACTGCTGAGCATCAGATTTATAAAGCTGATAGCCAGCATTGATCCAACCAATTGTGATGCTGGAGTTATTGGTCCAGACCACCGTTGCTCCAGAGGTATTCACCCACCCAATGGTGTTGTCAGCCAGGGTATATGGCGGACTCGACCGGTATTCATTGTCTATCGTCGCTGTGAACGCACCAGACGTCGATAGAGTGGCTTCCACAGCAAATTTAAGGGCCTGTTTGTCCCTGATCGGGTCGCCTAGAGGCCACAAGGCGCTGCGAATTGTCGAAGTGATGTTTGCCGTGCTGCTCTGGTAGAGTTTCACCAACGAAGTGCCGTCAGTGCCATAGATGCTTGGCACACCGTTCACCGGCGCACCCACCAGATACTTGATCGTGCCCTGGCTGGTGAAAAACCACTTTTTGTCGAAGAACACCGCCTGAACCCAGCGCCCGCCAAGCGTTGGATCGTTGTAGTAGAAGTTAAAGACGGCACACAGGATGTTGTTCAGCAGCACCTGAGAGGCAGTCACCGGCTGTGAGAAGTCAATCAGCGGGAATGTGCCGTCCAGGTTGTCCGAGATCTTGCTCGTCGTAGAACCGACCAAGGCATAAATGCCGTAATCGTTCATGAACAGCACGCTTCTGAAGTAGGGAAAGATGCTGCTGATGCGCTTGGTGCCTACCGACGCCGAGACGTTCGTGTTTGTGAAGATCGTGGTGCCATTCGACTGCACCCGCACGTCCGAGAAGACATTGATTGAGTCATCCCCGTAAATGTAGAGGAAGTTGTTTGCCGCCAGGAGCGCCTGGATGTTGCCGTGCAAGGTCGCGTCTGTGAGCGTCACGCTGCCCGCAGAGACGGTAATGAAGTCATTGTAGCTACCTGCCGCCGAGTAGAAGACAGTGCGCCCCTGCGCGACCCAGGCGCGGCCTGAGAAGGTCGCTACGTCCACATTGGCATCTACCGTAGCCACAGCCGTCACAACCGCTCCAGACCCCGTAGAATCGGTCACAGTGACCGTTGGGTTGGACGTGTAACCGGTGCCCAGATTGGTCATGATGATCTGGGTAATCACCCCGCTGACCACAATCGCTTTTGCGGCTGCGCTCGATCCGCCGCCACCGGAGAACGCAATGGTCGGGTTGGACGAATAGCCAGTGCCGCCCGACTGCACGACACAAGCAACCGTGCCGGTGGCAAACGAGATCAAACTGGCAATGACGTTGGCTCCAGATCCGCCGCCACCCGTCAACGTGATCGTCGGAGGAGACGTGTAGCCTGTGCCAGGGTTGGTCAGAGAGATCCCCGACACCACACTGCCCGTCAAAGACACCTGCGCCGTAGCCTGCACGCCGCCGGCCACATTAGGGGCGCTGATAGCTACCGCCGGCGCGCTGGTGTAGCCCGTGCCCCCCGAGATAATGCCGATCTGGCCGACAGATCCAATCGGGATGACACTGCTGCCATCCCACGTGAACAGCCCCTTGGAAGGATCAATGATTAGGATTCGGTCATTCTTCCATTGGGCAATACGCACCCCGGATCCGCTGAACGTGCTGGCTGACGCGACCGTGCCTTTGGTTGCCGTCTGGATGTTGAAATACTGCGCCGCACCATTTGATTGAAACGAAAGAATGTAGTCAGAACTGCCAATGCTGCACGAAGCAAAGGTGCTCGTCGCCGACGACCATACAACGGCAGATCCTGTCGAGTTATTTACGGTTGTCTGAGCCGGAATGATTTTGAGATTACTGGCACCAATCGGTTGGGCGTTCTCAAGCCAAGCAAACTCGTTTTCAGAGATCGCCGTGCGGTTCGCCCGGGTGTTGACGCCCTTGAAGTCTTTGACGACCAGATATTGTTTGCGCTGCTCAGCCGCGGGCATGGCTTAGTATGCCTGGCTGTAAGGTGTCGGCATCCGGCGAGTGAATGTTTGGGCAAGGACGTTCTGAACCTTCTTGATGTATTCGTTCTTGAAGATCTCACTCTCGCCAAACGACTGCTCTTTGAACTTAGCCACGCTCGATGCGTAGTAAGCCACCGGCGACGTCCAAGGATCTGGAATCGGGTCCACATCAGTGCCACTGACAAGCGGCAACGGCTCGATGATGGTGTCTAGTTCCATTTGATAAACCTGGTCGGGAACCGGACCAAGGTAAAACGTCTGCGGCCCATACAGGCTGAACGCCACCGGCGTGCCGATATAGTTTTGCCAATAGCGAAGCTGGGCATTGAAGTCTGTCCAAGCCAGATACCGGAGCGGCACACGAGTGTTGCCCCAATACAGGTTGATGGTCAGAACATCCATCGTCTGCGTACCTTGCGGCAAAGACGAGAACGAATAGGTCTCCTGCTGGGTGACCGTGTTCAGCATCTGGATCTGACGCAGGCAGCCGGTATCACGAACAAGGCGGCTACGCGCCTCGTTGATGTAGTCGGTGAGTTCGCTGTCTGTGTAGAAGTTACCGTTTGCGTCGTGCAGGAGACGCCGACACTGCGTGATGTAGTTGCTCAGAGTGGTCGCCATTAGACAACCTCATGCTTTTGCAGCGTCGATAATTCTTGCACCCCCGACAACCCTTTTGGAGTTGCCGGGGAATGCCCGAACTGCCGCCGGGGACAACGAGCGGCAATCTTCTGGCTTGTCACGTGTCACGTGAAACGCAGCAAGCCTCTCAAGAGCAGCAGGCATGTCATTGGCCGTCTGGACCCAGCCAAGACGCATGACCGCTTGCTCTTTATCGGTGTCATCGTAGCCAAAATACGCGTGAGCCAGATGCACAGGCACTTCCACAGTAGATCCAGGGGGCATCTCATAGAGAACGCCATCCCAAGATGCTTTCACTTCTTCAGTGCCGGTATTCTGGACCCAAACGTTCATCAGCCTGTTACCACATCGCCCCAGATGGAGATATTGCACGCAGCATTCGCCACAGCAACACCCACCTTCAAGAACAGCGCCGGCGCCTGGTAAGCAGTCGTCGCTGCGGCCGCAGCCAACGTCAGATCCTGCCAAGTATTGGCGGCAGTCACGTTGCCGAGGGTCTGCCCCGCCGCGGTGGTCACCGCGTTTGACGTGTTGCCGTCATTGCTCGTCAGGATGGTGATGTTGGCCGTAGCAAGGCTCGGAACAGTGCCGCCCGCCGTGTTCGACGGGTTGGTCACCGTAATCCGGCGGATGATGTAGGAGCCGTTGCCGTAACCGGTCCCAATCCCACCACTCAGGATGGGAAGGGCGACCACGGCATTGCCGGTAGCAGCAACCGTCTGGCCGGGAACAAACGAAAGGCGAAAGTTCCCAAAACTATCAGGCGTGTTCTGACCTACAGCGTCAAGATTTGACATGCTGCCTCCTTACGTCACGTAAGTGTAGGAAGCAGCCTGACCACCGTTGACCGTCAGCAGCGTCACCGTCTGAGTGCCAGACACTGCGTTCGCACGCACGTTGAACCCGTCAGAGACCAGAACGCCACCGGTGTTGTTCGCCAGCAAGGTCGTCCAACTGTTGGCGGTGCCAGTGTAGTTGTTGACCTCGATGGTGACGTTCGCCGCCGGCAGCATCAGATACATGCCAGCAGGGATGAACTGCGCGTTGGTCATCGCGGTCGCATTGCCCGCGCCAACGTTCGCCACAGTCACCGGCAGGAAGTACGCACCAGCCGTGTTGGCCGACGCGTTGGAAATCAGGATCTTGTTCAGACCAAGTGCCATGATACCGCCTCCTCAGATCGCCAGGCTGTTGTAGCCGGTGACCTTCGTCATCGATTTCGGTTTGGTGTTCACCAACTCCGCAATCGTGAGAACGGCACCGACATAACCGATCTGCCAGTTGGGCAGGGTCGATTCAAACCCAGTGAACACGAACGAACCTTGCTCATGAATGTAGAGCGACAGGTAGTTGGTGTTCAGCAGGTAGACCGTGCCTTCAGGGCAATACGGGTCGGGGTAGATCGGCACGCCAGCAACCATCAGGGCGCGGAACGCAGCCTGCGGGCCGTTGGTGTCGCCATCAAAACCGTGGCCGGGGGTGATGACATACTGTTCCTGGCCGACATAGTCCTGCGCGAGCAGGGTCCACGTGCCGAAACCGCACACACCAAAAGTCGGAACCTCAGCGCCGTTCTTCACCGTGCCCGAGATATACTGGAGCACGTTCTGACGGGTCGGGTTCACCGAGCCAGCGGTATACACCTTGGAGCGCCACCACGGGTTGACCGTGCTAGACCGGGTGATGTTGCCGTAGGTCGCCGTGCCGGTGCCATCATCCACCGCCGCCGGCAGCCCAATGAACTGCTGGGTGTTGGTGGTGTTGTTGTAGAGCGCGGTCGCCATCGCATCCATCATCACGTTGGTCGCGTCGTTCATACGCGCCTCGATGAGGGGGACGATTGCGGCATCCTGCTGCACAGCACCTTCCATGCCGAGGAACGGCACAGGGGCGATCATGAGTTTCAGGTTGAACTCAGCATTGAAAACGCCCTGCTGGACCGACGGCTGCGTGAACGAGCCGCTGTAGTCGGACCACTGGGCGTTGACGAACTGAGCACCCTGCACGGGCGCCGTGACGGACGAGACACCACCGCTAGCCGTCTGGCTGTTGGCAATGAGCGCCGCCATGAGCGGAGTCGAGTTGTAAAGCTGAACAACCAGCTTCGGGATAAACGCACGCCTCGTGACATACGTCAGCTCGGTATACTGCGTCGAACCCGTCGCCGGAAGAATGCCACCACCAATGGGCATGTTTATCTCCGTACCTGGTTACTGTCCCCTAGAGCCATCAAATGCCAATCGGACGCGGCTTCAACCGCAGATCCTGCATTGCCTTTGCTGCCTCAACTCGCGCTGCCATCTGCGGGTTCTTCCAATATGACGACAGAGTAGTCTGCGTGTCCTGATCAAACACATTGCGGTTGTAGACCGAGGGAGTGGCCGCAGCCTGCTCCTTCAGAAAACGCGCATGTTCCGCAGCGGTCTCGTGAGACGTGATGCCCTTCTCAAGCATGATCTTCTCCACCTCCGCAATGTCTGCTTCAGACTCAACCAAACCTTTACGCATCAAAGCGTTCCGGCGGCGGTTGAGATCTTCCAGAGCCTCTTTCTCCAGCAAACGGTTCTCAAGCTGAGCCACACGCTGCTCAGCAGCAGAAACCGCAGACGCTGTAGCATCCTCGATCTCGATCTCAGGAATCGGGACATTCGGCTTCAGCTTCTTCGTCAGACGGAGCAGATCCTTGCGCGTGGACGGGTTCTCGGCCAGTTCGCGCGCAAGCATCGCCAGTTCATCACGGGCTTCAGGCGTCAGATCTTCCAAAGACGGCATTTTGTCCCCCTGTCCTTCAGATCACCTTGCGCCCGTCGCCGGGCTTGTGAACCGACATGCGGTTCTTGTCGCCGATCTTGCCGGCGGCAGACAGGCCACCCAGGCGAGCAAACCGCGGGGGGTTGTACACCTGATTGTTCTGCTGAGTGTCGGTCGTCGGGCGCCGGATCGTCTGCGCGCCCCGAGGCTTGAACAGATCCATTGTAGTCTCCTTACATTGCTGGAGCGCCGCCACCCGGCGGCATAGGGGGCATTCCGCCCGGCCCCCCGGCAGGCATCGGTGCCCCGCCAGGCGAAGGAGCCATGCCAGGGATCGCCGGCATTCCACCCATCGCCTTCATCTCAGGCGTAGCGCCACCCGCCTGGGGCAAGCTTTGGAGCATCTGCAAGATCTCCGCATTCTTCAGGCTGTCAGTGCGCCCGCCACGAGCACCCATCATGCCGGTGAGAGACCGTAGAGCCGCCATCACCTTCTGGCCTTCTTCGCTCTCAGAACCCAACCCGGGGAGAGACTGCTCCAGAAGATCCATCGCCAAACCAATGTTGATGCGCGCCGATTCCTGCGTGCCAAGACGCGGTTCAGGCGTGGACATCGGAGATGCCATCGGAGGCGTCGGCGCATTCGGATCTGGCGCATCAGGCATAGCAGCCGGGCCAGCAGACATAGCAGGCCCACCACTGCGAATCAGATCGAGCATCTTTGCATCGGGCATAGCCATCGAAGCACCTTAAAGCTGTTTGTCTTCAGTAACAGAGACAAAAGCAAGAAAACAAGGGGGAATATATTTTGAGTCCGTCCCCCTCAGCGGACAGCGATATAACTGCGGGTCGCCCCGTCAGTTAGTTAGCGCTTCGCCTTGCGGCCCTTACGACGTGCCATGACTGGCCCCCTTTGCTGGATGTTACTGTCCCCTATCCCGTGGAGCACAATCAGCGCATGCGCCGCTTGCCCTTCCGCATGGAACGATACATCGAGATCACCTCCTTTCCTAGTCACGCCCGATTCTCCGCGATGTATCTCGCGTAGAAGAGGATGCGCGATTAGAGGATACCCGATAATCTATATGACCGCTATCACGCTGAGCATTCAGATCCTTTGTCTGGATTCTGGGCTGGTCGCCACGAAGCGTGAGATCGGCCATTAACCTGCCTTCTTAGCTTGAGGAGGAGCAGAAGGCTGGGCTTCAGGTTTTGTCGCCTTTTCAGCTTCTGCTTTCTTCAACTTCTCTTTTAGCAGTTGTTTCATGGGCGGTTCAAGCAAATCGAGCAGGCTTTCCTTGTCGATTGCTTGTGCCTTGAACAAGCTGAATGCCAGAGAACGCAGATCTTCCATGAAGATCGGGCTGTTCGAATGCGCGTCTACCTTGACCACGAAGTCTTTGGTGAACTGCTCGGCAATGAAGGCCGTGCCGTTGCTGTCGCGGTAGATGGTCTCGTCATCGATCTGCATCAGGCGCAGATACATGGTCGCCATCTTCTCAAGCGCATCCTCAACGATCAGAGCGCGCTTCTTGGCGCGGCTCGATCCCAAACGCGCAAGTTGGCTGGCATGCCCAGACGAGCGCACGCCCGATTCGCCGCGGCCAGACAAGATACTGCTGATGCCAGATGCTTCAGCGAACATCGCGTCAATCTCCGCGATCTCCTTGTAGAGATCCGGCGGCATATCCGGCGCAAGCTTCTCAACCTTGGCGTTGGGCATGTCAGTTGCCAACAAGCCGCCGGCGCGGTTGAGCGCAAAGTTCCTTTCGTCGAGAATGCCCGACCAACCGGTCAAAGCGGTCGGCGGGTTCACCTGCTTGCTCAACAGGTCGAGGATTTCGGACATGCGCTTGTTCCGCATCTCCTGCAGGTAGACAAGGCGAGACACCTCGCTCTGCCCCCAGTAGTAATCCCACTGCGGATTGGGGTTGAAATGGATGAACGGCAGTTCTCCCTTCAAGAAAACCGCCTTGTTCACATCCTTGTTCCACAGAGGCCGATCAAAGATCACCACGCCAGGCTCGGCCATGGTAACCATCTGATAGTCTTGCAGTTCGTCGTTGTAGACGTAGAGTTCCCGCATCTCGATCATGTCTTCAGCCACCTGCGGGCGCAGGCGATTGACCCCGGACAGATCGAGGTTGACGTTGCCGTAGATGGTCGGATTGGTGGCCGACATCACAATGCGGTTGACGGCATTCGGGATATCAGAAGGCTTCTTTTCCGACGAGGTAATCCGCTTGATGAGCAGATCCCGCTTGGGATGCGAATACAGCCGGCGGTTCAATTCAGCCCGGGTGATGAAGTAGGCCTGGCACATGGCCTCCTGGCGGTCAGTGTAGGGGATATCCTCCCGCAACACGCCGATAGAGCCAGGGTCCACCATGTAGGGCACAACACCACCGGGGCGGCGCACAAGCTTGACGAACGTCGAGCAGTAAACCAGCGCCCACGTCAGGGCCATACTGGCAATCTGGTCCGCGTTGCTGTTCGCCCACTCATCGTTCAGCGCCTGCGCCAGCACAGGCACCTTGGCGTGCTCTGTCGGCTTTACAGAGGCACCCAACGAAATAGAAAAGCGAGTCGTATCAGCGCTGTAGAGGAATGCCGTCAACTGATCTATGTGCGGGTAGATCTTGTTGTAGTGAGCCGGGGCTTCTTCAGGCCCCGACCCAAACAAGTAATAACTCCGCAGCGACAGATAGTCGCTCTTCCTCTCTTCGCGAGACACGTAGCACTTGTCGATAATATCGAGGTAGAAGGCTTCGCGCTCGTCAGGATCTGAAGGAAGGATCACGAGATCTTCAAGCCCTCATGGTCAGTCATATAGCTGGCGGCTTTTGGTCCGGTCAGATTGCCCATGTCTTTGGGATTAAATCCGACCCTTTCTCCCTTTACAGATTGAGCCGCACCGTTGGCAAGGACATTCTGCATATTGAACCGGCCACCACCGCCCCAAATAACGCCGTTGCCATTGCCCGATGCCGGTGACGGCGGGGCATCAATCTTAGGACCGTTATTGCGAGTGTAATATCCGGCTTGGTTCTCGCCTTCACGAGTAGACTTGATGTTCGTCATCTTGAACTCGTCGGCCATCCGGCGAAGCGTGTTGTCGCTCTTCTTCGTGCGGCTCGACAAGTATGCCGGCGCTCGCAAGAAGACGACGCTCAAGCCGGTCTTGCAGCCCTGGGGGCATTCTTCCTCCCAA